GTTCCATAAATTTATTTTTTGTTTTTTCTGTCCACTCTTTCCCACCATTAAAATCCCATGTTTCAGAATTAAAACAGTTTTTACAGTGAAATGGACAACCTTGGACGAAGAGGGAGACTCCAACTCCCTCTCCATTTGAAATATCCATAGATCTAATCTGTGCGTATCTCATTATAAATCCTCCGCAATATCTGTCATATGAACATATCTCTCCTTAATTTCCTGAGTGCGTCCTTTTCCCCAGTAATTAGTTCCAATATATCCGCAAGTCCTTCTTGCTACATTCATCTTGTCTTTATTTCTATTGTGGCAATTTGGGCATTCCCAAATAAGTTCGCCACCTTCATCAATAATTTTGATTTCACCGTCATAACCACAAACCTGACAGTAATCAGATTTTGTATTTTCTTCTGCATACATGATATGGTCATAGATGAATTTATTCATTTCCAAAATAGCATCTACATTATTTACCAATCCATCTGTCTCAACATAAGATATTGCACCTCCAAGTGATAACGCCTGAAATTCTGATTCTTTAGCAAGTTTATCAAATGCATTAATTGGTTCTTTTACAAATGTATGATAACTGTTTGTGATATAATTTCTATCTGTAATACCTTTAATAATTCCAAAACGCTTCTGTAGACACTTCGCAAATTTATACGTTGTGTTTTCTATTGGAGATCCGTAAATTGAAAATCCAATATAATGTTCTTTATTCCACTGGTCACATTTATCATTCATAAACTGCATTACTTTAATACCAAAATTATGACCTTCCTGTGAATCAATATGTGATTTACCAGTCATATATTTTACACATTCATATAAACCTGCATATCCAAGAGAAATACTTGCGTATCCATTATGAAGTAACTTATCAATCTTTTCACCTTTTTTAAGTCTTGCAAATGCTCCATACTGCCATAATAAAGGTGCGACATCAGATAATGTTCCTTCTAATCGTTTATGTCTGCAAAGTAATGCTTTATGACATAATTCTGTTCTCTGTTCCATTAAATCCCAAAACTTTTCATAATCTCCTTCAGATGACAATGCTACATCTACAAGATTTAAGGTAACAACGCCTTGGTTTAGTCTTCCATAAAATTTATAATTACCATTTTCGTCTTTATAAGGTGAAAGGAAACTTCTACACATTTTTATTACATATCACTATGTACACTGACTATATATTCTCTCCGAGTCCGTTACTCTCATCAACGAGCCGACTGCTTGGAATTGGTGCTTATCTCCAATCCTACACCGCTACACTCATCACGGTTAGTCGATACACACTTCCTATTTCTAGGGTTGGCACGGTACTCATCTTAGGTCACAGAATCTCTTCTACCTAAGACCTATCCGTTAGCAACTATATTAGTTACACCCTCTAAGCAACGAGGTTCAATCGGTTTATCCTGGGCTGTAGTTTACGCTCACCCATACACGGGAAACAGTTACCCTCTTTATATTTCTTCATAATCTTCTCTGAAATATAATCAGGGTTCATTCTCTTTGCAGTACACTTAGCTGCAAGTTTTGTTAAATACCAATAAGGGGAATTTTCATGAATATTATCTTCTTCTAAGACATAAAGAAGCTTTGGAAATGCCTGTGTGACATATACGCCAACTTCATTTTTAAGACCAAGTAACCTCTGATTAAGAAATTCCTCAATAATCATTGCAAGTTCCTTCTTATACTCTGTAGTCTCTCCAAGATACATAAATACACTCAAAAAAGGAGACTGTCCATTTGAGTTAGACATAGAATTGCACTGATAGTTAAAAGTCTGAACACCATCTGCCACTTCTTTTTTGGTATCAGCTTCTGCATATCTCTTACAATCTTCATCAGAAAATCCCCATGACTTATACTTCTCATAGTATTTGTTGTAACTATCTCTTACAAATGGTGCTAAATGTGTAAGAGTAATTGTAGCCCCTCCATACTGAAGTGATGTAGCACCAAGAATAATCTGAGTAGCGATTGTACAAGCAGTAATAAATCTATGAGGCTTTTCAATCTTTACTTTATTAATACACGTACCATTCTGTAACATATCTTCAAGATTGATAAGTGAGCAGTTGCTCATCGCTTTCATACCAAAATAGTCAATATCATGAAAATGAATAATACCTTCATCATTTGCTTGTACAATTTCTGGTGGAAGTAAAAATCTACGAGAAATATCTTTGCTAACAATCCCTGCCATATAATCACGTTGAGTATTTAATACTTTTGAATCCTTATTGGAATTTTCAGTATTCCAATATTCGCTTTCACCATCTAACAGTTCATCAATCTCGGAATCTGTTGTATTCTCATTTTCTCTCTGAAACTCACGAATACTCCTATATCCTTCATAAGCTTTTGCAGTAAGTCTCTGTTTTTTTGTGATCAATTTATCATAAACCATTGATTCAATATCAGATATACTTATTTCTTCTTTATCTTTACATATTTCTTCAATCTCATTCGCAATATCTTCTGCAATCTTTGGTTTTACAATTCCAGAACCATTCTTCATAGCTTTAAGAATTGCTGTTGAAATCTTTGACTTATCAAAATTTACTTCTGTACAATCTCTTTTTAATACTTTCAATCCTTTTCTCCTTTCCAAAATCTATTTAAAATTAGTATTTCAAATTACATGTCCTTAATCTTTACCTTCAGTTCTTCTAATAGCCTATATCGGTCAGAATCGTACTGTAAATGGTCTTTTACAATCATCTCTGTCTGCTCTTTGCATATAAGCTCAATTATTGTTTTCTTCTCGTTATTATTCATATTTCATTCTTTCATTAATTTAAATAAAAATTAGTTACATAATTAACAAGTTTTAATTTGTCATCAAAAATCTTGTTAGACATATCTATCTGCCAAGGATGAAGTTTGTTATTCTTTTCATTCAAACCAATAATAGGTATTTTATTTTCATAAGCAATAGCCTGCTCCACTAAAGTACCTTTAGAATCTGGATGATTAAAATCAACAATTACCATATCTGAATGACGTACTTTATATAAATCAAATTCCATAACCTCGTGTTCGCTATCATATGTAACTTCTTTAAAATTATAATAATCATTAGGATTAATACATTTTACTTTAATGTCAGAATATGTATGTTTGAACATTTCGGTTAAAGTTTTTCTCCATTCATTGCTTTCTACAAAATCAATATCCGACATAGCACCTGCTAAATATATAGTAAATTCTCTCATAGTGTTTTGTCCCTCCTAACTCTGTTCTTTACGATGTCATGCATATCTTTGATTAATTCTGTTAATTCCTTTAAATCTCTTCTGTTGTTTTTTATTACAACATCAACATTATTTTTTATTCCTCTAAAATCTTTAATGTCATGTAATAATCTTCTTCTAATTTCTTTCGGATTATCTCCACGCAACTTTAAACGCTTGTATAAAGTTTTGACCGATGAATCCAAATAAACTGACAGAACATCTTCCTTATTAATGTATTCTTTAATGTCTTCATAACCATTTGGCGTAAGAATTATCACCTTGTCATCAGTATCTTTTGTTACATCCTCAACAGCAGTTCCATAGTACCAAGTGCCAAATACTGAATTATATTTTTTCCATTCAGCAAAGAAACCTTCTTCAATCTTTTCTTCAAAATCTTCATCATCCGTAAAATGATATGTAAGATCTTGTTTTTCTCCTGGTCGCATAGGTCTTGTTGTCCATGTGATTATCTTCTCATATCCATAATAATTATGAATTAAATTATTAACCACTGTATCTTTGCCTGATGCAGATTTTCCAAGTAGAATAATCATTTTTATACCTCCTGATCTTCATCTTCTTCTGTTTGTTGCACATTTTTTGTATTCATATACATATAAGCGTTGTCTCCACGAAAAGAAATAACGCATACACAAGAAGTAATCATTCCTAGCAACATTTCTAATACAAATACAACTATTGCTAATATTACAATTTCACCTATTCCCATAATTTTCTCCTTTATTTTATTTTCTTTTTACAAATACCCTTATCGTTCATTTCGTATTTTTCTTGCCATATTAATGTGTTCCAAGGTATATAATTCCTATGTCTTATACACTCAAAATCTTGGCAAGTTCTATTTGAACAATAAGGATATTCTTTTGTTCCCAACACAACCTTATCTTTCATTTAATTCACCTTGTATTTGTTAACTACATTTTCAAAGTCTGAAATATTTAAATATTCCGGAATATTTGCAATAATCTCAATTGGCTTAGATAAGTCAAGTGATAATAATGCCATTATACTTTTAGCATCATATTCTGCGCTTCTATTTAATGAATGAGCATTAATTGGAAAATCAAATTTTGTAATTTCGTTTACAAAATTTTTTAGTGTTTCAATTTCGTTTAGTTTAACTTCTACACACTTTTTCATTAATTTTTAATTCCTTTCTTATATATTCTCTTATTTATTTTTATGTATTTTAATTTTTACAATTTTACTGTTCCATGCTTTTGTTGAATAAGCCACGTCTCCTCTTATTCTTACTTTTTTTGATAGTTTTGGAGTATCTACAACAAATTCAATTAATGAACCATCTGCTGTTTTTTGATTCTTGCCATCTGTATCTTTATTCGCTTTACAATCGGCTAATATACATGGAATTACTGTCCCATTTTTGAGAACTAAATCAATATAAGTCCCTATTTTTTCTGTATAATATGAACCAACGGCTATGCAGTATCTTCCATCTACTTGTCTTATACCATAACTTCCTGTATAAGCTTTCTTTTGCAATTTATATTGTCTGCTGGAAGTATTAGTAATACATCTATAATCCATAAAAGAGCATAATTTATAATGAGGTATAGACGTATGTATTTTACTTTTTATTTTTTTTGTTGTAATATATTTCATTTGAACATATCCAACTTTGTTATCGACTTTTATTTTCGACCATTTTTTATTAATTATAATAAACTTAATCTTTTTGCCGTAAAACAATCGTTTAATGCTCTTGCTTTTAACATTTGGTTTTTTTCTTAGATTAAGATCATTAGCTTTTATATATGCCGTTTTATATTTTTTCTTCTTCTTTTTAATTGTTTGAGTACTTGTTGGAATATTAAGTGTTGTTTTTGTTTCTATTTGTTCATCGCTATGTGCTGCTATTGAATCAACGTCAACTGTAGACATAACGATGTTTTGGGGGACGTTTTTCTTACTTGTTTTCCCATCATATGACCAATAAATTACACATAACATAGTAATTAATGCGATTAACATACCAATTACTAATATGTCATAGCTTTTCTTGTTCTTTTTCATATTTCTCCTTACTCGTAAAATTTTAACAAATTGTTTTCTTTATAATTTTCTATGTTCAAAACTAAAACTTCACCATCTCGTAAAAATGTATTAAGTATTCTTTGGTCATATCTCCCAAGGTCATCACCAAGCTTACCCACACATATAAATGCATCGGGATGTTTTTCTAATTCTTTAATCAAGTCTTTTGCATAGATAATTCTTTTGTTATGCTGTGAAATCGCTTATCACCTCTTTTTATTATTCTCTTTTTTTTTTTATTTTGTTTTTATTTGATTATCTGAGCATAGATAAAAATTGCTCTTCTGTTATGATAGGAATATTTAATTCCTTTGCTTTTTTATTTTTAGAACTGTTAGAATCAATATAATTATTAATAAGATAAGTTGTTTTAGATGAAATACTTCCTGATACTTTTCCACCACGATTTTCTATATCGGCTTTCAATTCGTCACGATTTTTATAATGATTAACTGAACCAGTTACAACGAATATTTTTCCTTGTAATGTTTTTGGAATTTCATCTAATACTACATTAGGTGTTTCAAAATAAAATTCTTTTGAAAACTCAATAATTTTACTTCCATTTTTATTCCAATAGCCAATAATGGATTTACCTAATGCATCTCCTATTCCATTGATATGAGTAAATGCATCTTTACCACTGCTCATCAGAGCACCAATAAAAGTATCTAAACTTTGATTACATGCTTTTGCAATATCCTGGCTTACTGATTTACCGAGTAATGGAATAGATAAAGCGTAAAGGAAACGCTGAAGATTTGTATTACGAGACTCTTCAATAGAGGTAAGAAGCTTATCTACTGATTTTTTACCCAGTCCGTCTAAAGCTTTCATCTCATTTTCATGATCTGATAGATGATAAATGTCTTGAATTGAGTTTAACCAACCAAGATTAATGAATTTTTCTATTGTAGATTCTGAAAGACCATCAATATTAAGTGCGTTCTTACTAGCCGCATGTGTAAGCTTGCCAAGAAGCTTGCCCTTACAATTATCATTGGTACAATAAAGAACTTCTGAATCGTTATCCTTGATAATTCTTGTAGGCTGACCACATATAGGACATGTACGAGGTATATCAATATAATTTTTTGTATATTTATCATCTTCCTCTGCCCATCGAATCTGTGGAATTATGAGATTTGCCTTAAATACACCGATATGCTGTCCAATCCAAGGATTGCTAAGAATCTGTTTCATTACAGAAATGTTGTGTAATGATGCTCTTTCAACAATTGTCTGTTCTATTTCTATAGGATTGAACACAGCAGTTGGACATAAACTTCCTGTTTTGCCCATTGTCCATTCAATATCTACCAATTTTGTTTCTACTGAATCATTGAATATCTTATAAGCAATACCATTTCTAAAATGATGACTTGTATTTCCAAGAGACTTTCCATATTCAACATCATCAAACTTAAATACCACACCATCTTGAGGAAGATTTTCTTTTTCTGCAATATTAATAAAATTATCAATATGTATCTGTAACTGATTAAATTCATTTATTGTAATATTGTAGCACGGAACTACATCGAATCCTAAATTCTGAGCATTTAATAATCTTTTGTAGAATGAATTATCACTATCTCCTTCAACCACTTCCCAAGCATACCAAGATAATTTTCTATCTTTTACAATTGAAGTATCAAGGCTTGATAATGTGCCTGCTGCTAAATTACGGCTATTTTTATATTCTCCGTTTGTATTAATCTCAGCAAAATTATCTAATTTAATCAGTGCTTCACCATCAATTATATAAGTTCCTTCCTTATTAATATGTAATGGAACATTAGTGAATTGCTTAACATGTTCGGTTACATCAGATCCGACTGTACCATTCCCCCTGGATTCTGCTAAAACTAAATTACCATCTTTATAAGTAAGACGTACAGTTAAACCATCGAGCTTTACAGAAGCTACAAGATTATGATTATTTGCAAATTTAATAATCTCTTCTATGCTGTGACACTTTTCAAGTGAAAGCATTGGTGTTTTATGAGTAACTTCTTTGATATTATCTAATACTGTTGCACCAACACTATGAGTAGGACTATTAGATAACACAATACCCGTTTTTTCTTCCCACTGTTTTAATTCTTCAAGTTTATTATCAAACTCAGCATCAC